TTTGTGAGGTCGATGTCAATCCCGCTAAGTTTGCATCGGCATTCTTAGCATCAATCATGCTTTGTTTTATTTGCTGAACGGTGCGCGCCATTACGATATAGCTGTTATAATTCCGTTAACTATTGTGATGCTTGTTGGATTTGCAAACGTGCCGCTAACGCCTCCATTTAGCGTATAAGTAACAATCGCATCAACATCTGTTAGCGATGTTGTGCCGTTTTGGTTTACAGGTACGCCCTCGGTGCCATCAAGTGCTGTGGCTGCGGGTAACTCTGATAATTTTTGCTGTGCCATGTTTATTGTTGTATTACTAATTCATAACCTTGTTCATCTGTCAATGTATAGCCCGCCTCAGTGCCTAATGTAACCGAATCGGGAATCGAGCCGCTGCGAATTACACTATTGCTTATTTGCGGGTCGTTGTTTGTTATCAATGTATCAACAGTTGCTAAAGTAGTCGGCAAAGTTAATACTGATTGGTCTAATCCCGTAACATTGTAACCAATAATATACTCTTGAATATTGGTATGGTCAAAATTCTGTATTTCAGAACGCCTCAATAATTTAGTGTTACCGGGTGTTGACATAGTATGAATCAAAGCGTTTAAATTTTGCTTTAAAGTTAATATGTCGGTGTCCTCAGTTTTGTAACTTTCAAAACCTAAATGCAAGTTAACGGTCATTTGCACGTTTTGCATCCCGTTTAAATAATCTTCATAGTTTATATCTGAAAACTCAATAAAGCAGCAAGGATAGCCGAAAGAAACATTCACATCTTCGCGCTCAAATTGATTATTCCACAAGGCAACATACTTCAACGCTGTTAGTGTTTCAATCTTTGCTTTTATTGCGTTATATAGTGCTAATTGCATGTTTGCTTTCTAACCAAGTTTGTTGACTAATGTGTTTTAATTCTTCCATTGTTTCGGCAGTTAACAATGCTCCATTGCCGCCTTTAATGCCTACAAATATACCAAATGTATCATAAACTAATTCATAATTGTTTACAATCAAATATTCTATTATTACTGTTTCAATTACATTCATTTAAATACGTTATCTAATCGTTTAACTATTACTTTCTTTACTTGCTCATTAAGGTTGTAACTATCGCCCATGAATTGGCGTTTGGGCATACCTTTTAAACCATCATTATGCCTCGCAGCATAATCCAAATCACTATGTATTTTAATACTTAACGCGGCTCTGTTTGCGGGGTCGCGGATGATGGAACGCCTTAAATCTCCAGTTTGTACCAATATTGCTCGACCCGCGCGTTTATCTTGTTTTTTACGCGGCTTCCACGGCTCAACTGCTTTATCATCCCACCCTTGCTTCCTAAACGATGCCACAAAGAAAGTTTTAGCAGTATTGCCAATATCAACTACTGCCGCTTCCATCGCTCTGCGCGCTTTGGTTTCTATCTGTTTAAAGTTGAATTTATTCTGCTTTGCCATTACACTGGTATTGGTAAATTCCAATTCTTTTTAGCTAATTCTTTATCATCTTTCGCAATGTCAAAATAGGGGTGTTTATCTTTGCCCCTTTCTTTAAACACATAGCCATCAATGCCAGCATTCATACGAAACAATGGCGGCACGTCATCGGGTGGGTTAAATCCACTCAAATCGGTTTCTTCCCCCTCTGATAGTTGTATTACGGTACAACGACAACGCCATCCGTTTGGTGGATAGTATTGCTTCCAAAAGGGGTCGTTAACTGGTCTTATTATATTATCTAATGCCGCGTGTGTTGGCCTTACTCTGCCGTCACCGATAGTTTGATACTGCAATAATGGCAAAACATCTTCATCGGCTTCTATACGCTTCCATTCTGCACCCATTCGTGCGCTTGCTTTGGCTGTTTGATATTCGGCTTGTAAGTAATCCTGGTTGTAAATGTCAAAGTGTGGTTTTGCGGCCGCTTTAAATTTATAGAAGTTACTTTTTAATTCGGGATCTGCTAACAACATCGACATTGTTTTAGTTTGCTGATATGTTTTAGCACCCGAAAATATGTAAATGTTATTTTTTAATTGTTGAATTAATAATTCATCAACAACTGGCGCGGCATCAATACCCTCGTTTAAATACTTTGCGGTCTTTAAATAAATACTTTCGGGTAAATTCTGCGGGTTAATAGCACCAATCCACACATCATTTGACATACGATTAAAGTCGTTTTCATCAAATGGCGTGGGCGGGTCAACTTCTTTACCTATATTGCAGAATCCGCACATTATTTATATAAGTTTTTAATCTTTTGGGCTGTATCAACTTCATCACTTACTTCAATATGGTAGGTGTGTTCTAAATAATCAGTATCAAACTTTACATAAGGCATAAATGAAGCATCAATAGCCGCTTTGTCTTTAATGCTTATTGCCTCAGTTGTATCAAAATCAAAGGTGCATCCGCTTAAATCAAACCCGTTTCTAATCATCATTGGGAACAGTTGTGATTCAACTACAAACTTCATTTTCATCATATCCTGCTTTGCTATCATTGCAGCCACGCCCTCATGCACGTTAGCACTACCGCTGTATGCCTTTTCGTCTGTTGTTCCTGTTTGTCCTAATATTATTTTGCTAATCTCACTATTGCAACGCTCCACCATCTTATCAAATACAGCATAAGCATCGGTTCTGCTTGCTTGCATCAACTCGATGTTATCGTTTAAATCCAACACCGCCCAGGATGCCACGCCCATATTTCTGAGCATGTTTTCCATGTTTTTGCGGGTCAATTCATCCCTTACATCCGTTTTACCAATGCGAATAGGGCTGCCAAATATCTCAGCAAATTCTGCCCATGCTGCCATTGCGTTTTTCTTCCAAATAACGTATGGTGCAAGGTACATCATCAATCCTAAATCTTTCTTTTCACCAACACCGATAGCCCAATTGTTATACGGGCTTTCATTAAAGTGTTTCCCATCGGTAACTGTTGCTGTATTGGTACGTACTAAACTAAATTCGGGAACTACATAAATACGAGGGATGAGGTCAACTGAAATGTATTTATCGTTAACAATCGGCCCAAACTGAACACAACTAAATCCCCACATGATGCTATCCATTGACAAAGACATAAAATCATAAAACCACTTATTATTTAACAGTTTTGTTTTTTCTTCATCCATTTCGCCATCTGGTCCGCAAACAACAAACTTTTGACATAGCACCTTTGATTTACGCTGCATCCATGCTGATTGTACTTGCCCATCAAGTATAATCTGTTGGTAAGTTTGTGTTAATAGAAACCTATTTGGAAACATCGGGCTTTCGGCTGCCTGCAATGCAATATTAAACGATTGCGCATCTTGCCTAACACGTTGCAACTGCTGCTCAAAGCTAATTGTCTTTTGAATATTCGCCTTTTGTGGCTGTGGTTTGTTGAAGTTAAGAAAGTCGTACCAAGCCATTATATAAAGAAATTATTTTGTTTGTCTAAACTGTTACCAGTGCGAATTGAAAACCCAGTGCTTTCAGTTGTGTTAATATTTAACACCTCAGCAGTATCTGTGCCACTTGCCCACGCATCTAACAAGTCCAATGCCTCTCGGTTGCGCTCTTGCCTCAATGTTGGTATGTTACGCGGGTTAATCCTTGCATAAAGGTTATACAATGTTAAATCCATTGCTATTTCAACAAACAGCGGGTAACGATTATCACCAACAGCCCAATAAGTTGCGTTACTTGTTGCAATGTTAATCATTGGTGACCAAAAAGCGGTTTTAGTTAACGCCTCGTTTTGGCTTGCTGCAATGGCTGTGTAAACATAACCATCATCATCTGTTACAATATCGTTTATTGCGTAATCGGTGGTTTTATCCCATCTGTTGAATAACTTTACCGCTGTGATAGTTTCACCAGATATTGTGCGGTCTTTTGTGCGGTAATGGCGCGTATTTGAATAAGCATCCATCGTTCCAAGTTCAATATCAACCATGTAACGCTGCACTAACTTTGTGCGCATTCGTGAAATGGCCTTAACCTCGCTATCATACAAGTTTTGCGGGGTGTTCTCAGTAATCTGATTGAGGTCAACCGTTTGAATTATTGAAAGATAGTCGGAGGTTTTTAGAAATCGTGCCATGATGCAAAATAATAGTAAATATTTTGAAATATGAGTGAATTGTAACTAAAATTTAGTAGGTTTGTGGTGAAAACTAATACTAACTAACTATGAACATCATAACAACTACAAGCCCTGCAATGGATAGGCATTTTATTAACGTGTCATTTATTACTGAATACAATGGTGACACTTGGACTTCACAACCATATCATTTACCTATTGAAGTTTGGAATGAACAAAAAGAAATCGAACTAAAAGAGGAATTTAAACAGTTTGTTTTGTCAAAATCTACTCACTGATTTATATTCAGCATCTCTGCCAACAACAACAAGCGGTTTGATAATGCCTGTTTGGAACTTCACATACTGCGAGGCGAACACCGTTGTAATTAAGTAGCGTGTTAAGTCAACATAATGCCCGTATGGTTGGTATGGCACTTTGGTAACGGGGTCTGTAACGGTGCGCTTGTCCACTTTGCCGTTTTTATCCTCCTTTGTGTTTTCGTAATCAAGTATGGCAGTCCTGCATGTTTCATTCGCTATAAACTTGATGCCGCTTTCTTCATAATCTAAAATAGCATTAAAGAAATCTGCACTCGGTCTTACATTTGGGTTTGACTTGGCTACTCGCCTTATTGGTTTAACCTCATCAAGTTCGTTGATCAGTAATCTAAACAAGTCAAATCCTTTCTCCTGCTTAACATCGTCTTTTTGTGAGGTGCTATCTCCGCAAACATAAACATGCCCTGTGTGCCTCCACTTTCTAAACTTTGCCATCAACACGCGGCCCATTGCTTTGGTAGTGTTATCGGGATTCTTTAAGGCGATTTCATCAATTAGCCTAATTTCGTTATCATCACTTACCTGGAAGATGCCACATGGAAAATATGGGTTTACGTTTTCATCAAAGGAAAGCCAAACTGCTAATGATGGGTCGTAGTTTACGATGCCAGTGTGTTTGATTGTACTCCAACTTTTAAGAAATTCACCACCAAAATCAACTTTACCCCATTCACCTAAAACATAAACTTTGTGCAGGTTTGGGTTTGCTTTCACTCGCTCGGTTAAGTGTTTGATGTAATCAACATCAAGGAAAGCATTATCCTTGTACGTAGTATGCAGCAAGTAAGTATCATCATCGGGCGCATCAAAGAACCTGCGCTTTAACCAATGTTGCTCACTGATAGGATTAAATGTGATAATAAACTGTTTATAGTTGCTTGTTTCGCCCCTTACCCTTAACTCTAATTGATTAAAGTCTAATTCATCTAACTCGGTTGCTTCTTCACACCAAACCGATGTTATACCTGCAATGGATTTGATTTTTTCGGGGTCATCCATACCGGCACATAATATTTCGTTGCCTGTTGGATTGTGAGTAAAGCGCATTTCACTTTTGTTGATGGTAAACTCTGAATAAATATCATACTCCAGTAGTTTGTCAATCAATAGCTGATAAACTGAATTTCGTATTGTTGTCGCTACTTTACGGATGCACAATATACGGTGATTGCGCTCGGTTGTGGTTCGCAGTATGATTTTTTGGATGGCTGCGATGGATTTGCCGCTGCCAATCAGCCCGCCCCGCCTTTCAATACCAAGTATCTATGTTGGCTTGAAAGCGCGGGGCGGTATGCTTCGTTAAATTTTATCTTACTTTTTAGCATCTATAAACTCTACTTGCCAAAGTTTCATTTGCTCTCCCTTAGATGTTAAATCAGCATTAACAGATGTCGGTATCAATTTAGCCGCCAACTTATAAAATTCAGTTGTGTTTTCTTTAGCCCAATTAGCAAGGTTGGCATTCTCGTCACCTTGCAACTCATTGAACGCAACTTCAAATGCTTCCTTAACCGATTTGGTCAGTTTGTTGGTTGCTCCTTTCGGTTTTCCTTTGTTTCCTTTAGTAAAAGCCATTATTTCGTGTATTTTCGTGTATTTTACAGACTTTTCACCCCACAAAGATACAAATTATTTTAATATGCAAGTGATTAACATCGCAAAGTATAACCAACGGGAGGAAATAAACCCAAAGCAGTTAATATTTCTTCCTGCGCCCCCTCAAACGAAGTAGCAACAATGTAATAACCACCATCTGCTTCAACCGCTGCTTTGCGTTTTTTCTGTTCGTCACTCATTCGGTCGGTTGGAGATTTTACTTCGATTGCAAACAGTTTGCCCTTTAAAATACATTGAATGTCCTCCATGCCCGTATGTGTGCCTTTTAGAAAACCAACACCAGGTCGATAACGGCCCTCAGAT